AGGGGATAGACCTATAATTAGCAGTAATGTAGCGAATGTCATAACTGACATAGCTCTAATAATTGCAAATTTTATCATGTTTCAAAAAATTGCTAATGTTTTGAGTATTGTCTCATTCATAATGGTATCCTCTGTTCTTGGTGGAGGATACTTTGGATATAAATATGTAACATCAGAACAATTCCAGACAAAGATGATGAATAAAGTTCTTAGAAATGTTCAAGGAATGATGCCAAAGGTATTAGATAAGTCTTTACCAAGTACAACAGGTCAATCCATTCCTTTCCTTAAGAAATGAAGTGTTATTGGTGCGATACAGAATTAATCATAGGTGGTGATATTGATATTGAAGAGGATATGAATGGCTATCCTGAGTTTTCGGTGATGACTAATTTATCCTGTTCTAAATGCTTTTCAGAAGTAGAAGTATTGAAAAAACGAGATGCCTTTGACTGAAATACCTGACATAAGTATTCCTGAGATATACATTCCAGACGTTCCAGAAATCTATAGTCAGTATTATATTGATATACCTAATCCAAATGATATAGATGTTCCTGGTTGTACCTATCAGCATCGTGATATAAAAAATACAGGTAATCGTAATTTGTTATTAGATGACCCTAATGGAGTATATACAACGTGTGATTTTGCATTTCCTAGTTTTATCCCTCTTGACTATACACCTGAGAATTTGGTCATTACAGAAGAAGTTCCTGTTACTAATGAAACCCCACCCTTACCAGAAACAAAACAAACAGAGATACCAGAAATACCAAAAGATAAAGACATTGAACTAGAACCCTGTCCTGGTAAGAAAGATCAAAGGGTAGGAGACTTTCGTAACGAAAAACGATTGGAACGTGTTATTGGTCATAAAAGAGGAGATGATGGGATTGAGTGTATAACTTTGTATGAAAAAGTCGCTTTTGTGGAACAATACATTCCAGAAGTTTCTACTATTGTATCTACTGCTGTTATTGGCTTGGTCGCTGCCAGTAGTCCACTTCTTCTTAACGCAGTAAAACCATTAGTAAAACAGATAGTAAAAAGGCTTACAAAGAAGAAAGATAAGTTAAAATAAAAGAACCCTATTCGACAAGGCAATGGATAGGGCGTCTAGGTAGGCAAGTTTCAACCAGTGCTTGTCTACTGCCTCTTTAGTTCGTGTGTATGTGGGATAACTTGACCTGGTGGAACTGTAACTACAATATCTTCACAAGTAACAGCACTAGGTGTATTAGGTTTGAAAGTAACACCTAATCTCGCTTGCTCGGCACATATTTTGAGTCTATGGAGCGAAATTTCAAGCAGAGTTTTCTTATACAATAATTCTTGATTTTTGATATTTATTTCTGTTGCCCTATGGCAAAGTTGGGGAGACTTTCCTAATGGAATGTTTAGTTGAGCAGAGATACCATAATTCAGATTAAAGTTCTCTTTTTCAAATCTGGGAGTTTCTTGTACATACTTTATTTCACCAGTATTCTCGTCATAAATATTTTGTCTGGTAACAGTTTCTCTGGGTAAAGAGAATGTGTGAGAGTCAGTTACATATGGAGTAATCGTAAGACTAGGAGAAGCACAGACAATACCTTGGCTCATCCTAAAAGATGGCATAGAAGAAGGTGTTATCATGGTGGCATTGTTATTTACGACTCCTTGGGCATTACTGGACGGACTGGCCACAGTTGTCGAGGCTATGACTGGCTTTACAGGAATTATTAGTAAGGCTACTGCCCAAATGTAGTTGTAGTTTCTACTGTGGTGCTTGTATTTATTGTTCTTGTTATTGTGGTTACTGTGTCTAATCCTGGTGTTATTAGAGTTTCTTGAAGAGAAAAGGATGCCCCTGGATTTGTGATTGTGAACCTTGGAACGGTTTCTAAGTTTGGTGAAGTCCAACTAAAATTTACTCCTCCAACTGTCTGTTCTGTAAGTGTCGTAGCTGTAGGATTGATGTATTTATTTGTGTCGGTACTTTCAATATTATGTCCTGATGCAGAGTAGGAGTATCCTGTTCGATATTGATGACTTGTGATGGTTTCATTTATTACGGATTCAGATGTTGAAGAAGTCTGACTCGAACCACTACGAAACTGTGGTACTACGGGAACAGCAAGTGTTCTTATAGGACATAGTAATAAAACCAGTAACCAAAGTCTAGTCAATCGTAATACGGACAGTAGTAGATCCTATGCAGCTAGTACCTGATCCTCCAGCAGTACAGGTATGAACTCCTGATGAAAGGCTAGTCATAGCAAGGTTTCCAGCAGTACCACCTGATCCTACTGTTGTCTGTCCTGATAGATGAGGTATCGTAGCAATTCCACTAGAGGGAGTAATTGCAGAAGGTGTTGCATCTCCCATTGTTACTGATTCTGTAAGACTAAAGGCTGATCCTGCACTTGTAATAGCTTTATCAGTTTGTATTAAAGCTGGAACACCATCCGTTAATGACCCAACATTTAAAGCACCAATTTGACCAGCAGTTGTTGATCCTCCAGAAGTTACAGAAGGAGTGATGTTATTACCCGATATTGAATAAGTCGTTCCAAGTTTATTGGTAACGCTATATGGCATATCAACAGTTATTTGTGCAGAGGTTACAAATTCCTGTTTTATATCAGCATAAACTGGTGCTGACATAAGAAATAAAAATGGAAGAAGTTTTTTCATTTTTTGTCCTCTTTTTTGTCTGCGACTTCCGCACCAAGAATCTTGATGGGTGTCTCTATTCTAATTGTTTGATAACCTCCTGATTGTGACGCTAGTAACGCTTCTACTTCTTTCTTGTTTAATGGTTTATCTTCTGGCTTAAATGTCCCATCACCTCTCTTCTTAGCACCCTCAAGCCCGAAACTGGCTAGCGCCCCCGTCAGCAAGCTGGCAGGAAACGTGATATCTTTTGGTTCGTTGCTATATCCTGGGATTGAAATGTAGTTCAGAGAAACTATAAACCCACTCCAGGCAACAACAACAAGCCTTACTACAACTGAGATAAAAGCTAATTGTTCTTCTTTGTCCTCAATTGTTTCTTTGAGTTTTTTGAGTGGATTTTTTTTGACTTCTTCTGCCATAACTAGGATTTATTAGTCATACTAGGCATAATTATACTTTAAGGCAATGTCTGAGATCTATCCTGTATTAATTGGAGTAGCAGCAACGGCTTTCGTGATGGTTTTATCTAATATCAGTAGTCGAAGAGATAGAGATATTATCGAATTGTTTCGCAGAGTAAATCAACTTGAAAAGGAGGTAAGTAGGCTAGAAGGCCAGAATCGTTAATATTTGGTATGTTTGGGAAAGAACATAAAACATCATGTCTAAATTTCTAATCAATCTATTTATCAAATTTGGTAAATCTGAATCTTTGCGTAGAGCAGCTTTAAGTCTATTAAAGGATCTTGCTGCCAAATCAGATAATGATGTTGATGATGCAATCGTCAAGATGATTGAAGAAAAATTATTTCCAGTAAAATGAAAATTACTAAATTCCTCAACATTGATATAGAACCAGCACCTCCAGAGTTGGAACTAGAAATAGAGATGCAATGTAGAGAAATAATGAAAAGTAATGATCTGGATAATGTAAAAAGATATTGCACACATATGGTTAGAAAGAAATTTGATCAAGATATTTTTATGGCCTCTTTACTCAATAGATTAATTGAATTAGAAGCTAATCGTGTTGTAGTAGAGATGAGAAAAAGAAAATTTAGAAATCCTATTGCAAAGTTTTTTCGTACTCGTTAAGCTCTTCATCAGTAAAGTCTCTGATAAATAATTTATCTATCTTGTCTATTTCATAATTAAATTTAAGAATAGCTGTTTTTATATGTTTACTAACCCAGTTACCCTCGTTAGAAACAACTTGAGCTTTACCTTTTTCATTTATAAATACATAATGATCTTGTCCTTTTAGTTGAACATCTAATAAGTTTTTTTCTAAATTTTTACGTCTTATTTCCTTAAGTTTGCGTAACTTAACAACAGACTTTCTTACTGATTTCATTTTTTAAATATAAGGCATAGTAAAAAACATATGCCTTTTGTAAATAAATTTAAAATAGACCTTGAGTATTAGGAGCACCTTCTATCTTTTGGGGATTAATATTGCCATAAACCCCGTAGTCTCCTTCCAACGCTTTAGCGTTAATATATATACATTTAGTTTGAACGTTTTCTTTTTTTGAGAAATCGTAGACTTTTCCATCCGATTGTTTTGTATTTACTAGGTTTTGTATATGTTCCATGAAATGTGTAACAGATTCAACTGGAATACATAAAGTAAGTTGATTTCCGAATTTACCTTCATTGATATTAAATTTGATTGGTAGTGGAAGTGCTGGATTAAATTGAGAATTAGTCATTGAAATAATTTTGTAGAACAGTTTTGATAAATTGATTTGGAGGAACATCATTGTCTTTACAATAAGTCCTTATTTGTTTTGCAAGAAGATCATCAGTGCGAATAGTAAAGATGTTTCTGTTGTAATCTTTATGGCGATCTAGCTTGCGTTCTTGAAGTTGATTTAGAACTTGTTTCCCTGCAAATTCTGCTTCTTCTTGAGTCATAAGGATGAGTCAATTTCATTAATTAAAAGTGTAAGGAACTTACCTTGTTCAGCAGTTCTTATGTCAGCAGCACCAATTCTTTCTGCTGTGATATTAAATTGTTTTTTGTATTTATTTAAAACTTCATCTTTTTTATCAGGATACTTTTGAGATAAGCTCATGATCTTGGATACGACAGCATCTAAAGCAGGTTTTG